CTCTAAATCCCATGCTCAAGTCATTTAATCGTAATGAAGGGCGCATGACTGCCAAAAATGGTGGAATTTGCGACTTTTGGATTCTCAATGACAACGAACTCGCTGGTCGTGGTCGAGAGTATGATCTCGTACTGATTGACGAAGCAGCGTTTACTAAGACTCCACAGATGATTGACATTTGGCACATGGGCATAAAGCCAACCATGCTGACAACCAGAGGTAAGGCATGGATCTTCTCAACTCCCAATGGGGCTGATCCTGATAATTTTTTCTATAGGATTTGCAATGACCCAGAAATGGGCTTTAGTACTTTCCATGCGCCTACGATCAATAATCCTTATGTCCCTGCGGATGAGCTAGAGAAAGAAAGACAGCGCAATCATCCGATGGTATTTCGTCAAGAATATTTGGCTGAGTTCGTGGATTGGTCTGGTGAGGCATTCTTCCCAATTGATAAGTTGCTCATAGATGGTAGACCTATGCCCATGCCAGATGTTGTGGATGGTGTATTTGCTGTCATAGATACTGCGGTTAAGGGTGGATTAGAACACGATGGAACAGCGATCATATATTGCGGTGTGAATAAATTTTATGGTCAGCCACTCATTATTCTGGATTACGACATCATTCAAATTGATGGCGCAATGTTGGAAAACTGGATGCCAAGCGTATTTGCTCGATTAGAAGAACTTGCTACCATGACTAAATCTCGTACTGGCACTCAAATTGGTGTGCATATCGAAGATGCTGCTGCGGGAGCAATACTATTACAACAAGGTAGGATTAGGGGATGGAACACCCATGCGATTGATTCGACTTTGACCTCGCAAGGTAAAGATGTCAGAGCCTTGGATGTGTCAGGCTATTACCATCAAGAGAAGATTAAAATCACCGAATATGCCTATGATAAGACTGTAACATTCAAAGGATCGAATCGAAATCATTTGCTTACACAGATCGCAAACTTTAGAATGGGCGATAAAGATGCGTACAAAAGACCAGATGACTTGCTTGATGCTTTTGTGTATAGTTTAGCCATTGGTGTCGGTGACAAATATGGCTATTAAGGGAAACTAATGTCTGATATATCAATTAATAGTACTTATTTAAACAATAGCTTGATGAACCTATTGACCTCTGGCGAAATCCAACCGGGGGATCAAGCAGGCTATGACCTATGCAAAGCACTCTGGGAATACCATCCATTGGGTGGCAAGTTGGTCGAAAAGCCAGTAAGACTTGCATTATCAAAGCCTAGAGTACTAACTATTGATGCACAACCAAAAGAAATTTTAATCGAAGCATTTCAAAAAGAATGGGAAAAACTCGGTGCTACTAACCATATTCGTGATGTTATGTTTATTAATCGCACTTATGGTGCTGGTGGAATTGTCGTTGGTGCTGACGAAATCCCAACGACTGAACCTATTGACCCTTGGACTCTGCCTGATCTTCATTTATATTTTAATCAGTTAGATCCGCTTAACATGGCTGGCTCGATTGTTACGAACCAGAACCCCAATGCGCCTGACTTCCAGAAACCTCTTGCTTATACTACTGCTGCTGGTCAGCCTTATCATCCTAGTCGGTCTGTCGTGGTATTTAATGGCACACCTATTTACCTATCTTTTCAGTCCTCGGCATTCGGTTATACCGGGCGGTCTGTTTTCCAGAGGGCTGTCTATCCTCTGAAATCTTTCATTCAGTCTATGGTGACCGATGACTTGGTAACTTTCAAAGCTGGTCTATTAATCAGCAAACAGAAACCATCAGGATCAATTGTTAATCGTTTAATGCAACAAGCTGCGGGAATTAAGCGCACCTACTTGCAAGAAGGCACGACAGGAAATGTCCTATCCATTGATATTGACGAATCCATCGAAGCCTTGAATCTAACCAATACACATACAGCGATGACAACCGCAAGAGATAACATCATTGCTAATATCGCTGCTGCTTCTGATGTCCCTGCATTACTTCTGAAAGATGAAGCCTTTACACAAGGATTTGGCGAAGGTTCGGAAGATGCCAAAGCCATTGTGCAATACATTGATGGCATTCGTGAAGATATGCGTACATTGTTTGAATACTTTGACAAAATTGTTATGCATCGGGCATGGAATAAAGAGCTTTATGCCGGCATTCAGAATAAATACCCAGATATTTATGGTTCTATGAGCTATGAGCAAGCGTTCTATAGTTGGAAAAACTCATTTAAACCTACATGGGAATCTCTCATGGAAGAACCTGAGTCTGAAAAGGTAAAAGTTGAAGAAACAAAACTTAGAGGCATTACCGAAATCTTGCGAACCATTCTGCCAGTCGTTGATCCTGCCAATAGAGCAGTTGCAATTCAATGGGCGCAAGACAATCTTAATGAAATGCCAGATATGTTCCAAAGCACCCTACAAATGGATGCAGATGCCATCGCTGAGTTTGAACCACCTGAGGGAACTATTGAACCTCAAAAAGAACCCTCTCCTACTCGGATGTAAGGGTCAAGATGAGGCTACTGAATAAATCAACTGGTCGTTTTATTAATGTACCATCCGCTAGATTAGCGGTAGCTTTGATTCGTTCTGACGAATATATGTTCATCAATGATGATTTCAAAGAGTCGGAGCATCCAAGGGATGAGGATGGCAAATTTACATCGGCAGGTGGTGGAAGTGGTGGATCATCAGAAACAACTGAAGGCGATAAGCCAAGCCTAGAAACCATGAAGTTGTATGGCAAAGCATTCAAAGAAATACCCGGATCACCTCGACAGAAGAAAATCATTGCTCAAATAGAAAAAAGCAAGGAAATAACGAGATCTTTAAAACCTGCCAAAGAATTAAAAAATGGTGGCTATATTGACCATAACGGATTTGAACATTCGCCTAATTTAAATGAAGCACAAAGAGCCGTAGAGAATGGCTTTTATACGGAGATCCTAAAAAATACTCCAAAGTTGATCGCTGACTATAAAGCTAAATTTAAAAACAAAATTGATCCAGATGATGTCAAGCGACTAGATCCAAACTTCGACAAAGATTTTTCGTTGGCTGCTGCGGTTCATGAGCCTAGCTCCTACTTGTCTAAAGTAATTTGGAATCAAGCACTCAAAGAGAAAAAAGAAAGAGGTGATACTTCTCCAGTTCTGTTTACCGCTGGTGGCTCTGGCTCTGGTAAATCTGAAGCTGGTGAGTTGGCTAAAGCAATCATTGGTGCTGAAGAAGATCCGTTAACTTTCGATTCCGTTCTGGGCAACTTCGATAAATCAACCAAAAAGATTGATGAAGCTCTACAAGCTCAAGACGGAAAGATTGATATTGTTTATACCAATGCCCCATTAGAGTTAGCAGTATTACTCAATATGAAGCGCAGTCGAACTGTTAAGCTCGATACCCAGATTGAGGCGCACTTCGCTGCATCCGAAAACATTCGCAAGTTGGCAGAGCATTATAAGAATAATGATCGTGTCAAAATTACTGTTGTCAACAACACAGGAGATCCACCCGATTTGGCAGAAGGATCTCTAGCTGATGTTCCAACTTACAGCGACAGAGAAGGCATTCGTAAAAAATTAGTTGCCCATGCTGAACATTTGGTTAAGAATAACTTAATCAAAGACAAAGAGGGCAACCTCATTCCAGACCCAGAGAAGCGACTTAAACTATTACTTGGAAATTAAAAATATATCTCCAACCATCATATTTTCACCAACAAAAGTATATTGAGAAATGCCAGAGTATAAAAATTTCTGTGCTTTATTCATTTCATCTTTAGAGATATAAATTTGTTTTCTCAATCTACTAATGCCATCTTCCACAGATAAAGGTTTGCGATTTAATTTTGCTTTCCCACCATTTTCATCGCTAATAAAAACATTTACCTTGATGTCAGAATTTTGAAGTGCCAATAAAGTATCCATCATATTTCCTTTCGTAATTAATATTTATTTCTTAACAACCGCTTTGCTGCTACCAACCGCAACTCATCCTCTGGAGTGTTAAGCATCGGAAGGATTGACAAGGCTTTGATCATCATCTTTAAAGCAAACTTATCAGAGTTGCCAGCGATGCATAAATCAGCATACTTCTTAGGATTATTCTTTTTCAAATCTTGGTAATAAGTTCCCATCATATTTCCTTTCGTGATTATTCGTAAATTACTTCTACTTCTGGACATTCTTGACTAAGGTATTCGCAACTATCAGGATTGTTGTTTTCATCAAAGACATTTTTTGCATCTTCTTTTGAAAACCCACTATACAAAATAAAGTATTCAAGACAATCCGAATAATCTACTTCTGATCCTTCAATAAAATATTTGACTAACATCATAGTTCCTTTCGTTATCTCGCTACATTACCAACTAAATTACCATCCATAATTTCAAACAAAACTGCTTTGGCTCGGTTTAGCGTTTGTCTAGCTCTTTCATTCGCACCCACAGCCAGTTCTTCTTGAGCATCACTCATCAAACCAGCAACAACCATATTTGCACCAGAAAGCTGATAGCTAATATTTTGTTGGATCTGGGCAATGAACTCTTGAATGTCACAGCCATAACATTGCTGATCGAATTCTGAAATCATGCTGCACCCCCAATCAACACACCATAGTTACGATCAAGACCTGCCATGATTCTTTCTGCACGAACCGCCCCGAACACACGCTGCAAAAATGGGAGTGGTTCGCATGGGATCTGCACTCTGTTTCCGAACCCACGAACTACCAAAACTGCTTCCATGATTAACTCCTTTATTGATGATTAACACTACATTTATATGTTAATGCTTATTTGGTATAGATGCAAATATGTTTGATGGGTTTGTTGTTTGTGTGCAAAAACAACACTTTAGGTAAATAGATTTGACACCTATACTAAATAGGAATAATATAAAGA